GCCGACTGAAGACCCTGCCCCCGCGTTTGTCCGCGCCTGCATCCCGGCTGTCATACCTGCCGGGCGATCGTCAGGCGTTCGATCGGGATCGTGATCAGCAGGGCTGGCGCAAGTGGTACAAGACGGCACGCTGGCAGAAGCTGCGCATGTCCGTTCTCGTCCGCGATCTATTCACGTGCCAGATGCCGGGTTGCGGCAAGGTCGAGGGTGACACCTCACTGCTGGTCGCGGATCATCGTCGTGCGCATCGCGGCGATGAACGGCTGTTCTGGGATGAGGGCAACCTGCAGTGCCTGTGCAAGCCGTGTCACGACAGCACGAAGCAGCGGCAGGAGCGGCGCGGCCTCGCCTGACCCGAGGGAGGGGGGGGGTCGAAAGTCGGCAGGGGCGCCGGCCCCTAGACCGCTATCGTTCTCACGCGGAGATTTTATTTCGTCATGGCTGATTTTTCGGGTCTCGATCTCTTCGGTGACCCCGTCCAGCCGGACCGGGAGGCGCGTGGAAGGCCGGAGCATTCGTGGTCTATCGCGAACTCCAACAAGGTGCTGATCGCGTTCGCGCGCGGTATGACGGTCAAAGAGGCGGCAGTGGCGATCGGGGTTTCGGTCCCGACCTTGCGCAAACATTATTTTGCCGAGGTCGCCAAGCGGCAGGCTGCGCGGGTCCGCATGGAGATCGCGCAGCTGGCCCGCCTCAACGACGCCGCGGCAACCGGCAACGTCGCTGCTGAGAAGGAACTGTTCAAGCGGATGGACAAGGCGGCGCTCGCCGAGTTGGCCGAACGCGTTGCAGATCGCGGTTCGCGGCCACCCGCGCCGCAGCCAAAGCTTGGCAAGAAGGCATCGGCGAAAGCTGCGGCTGATCTGGTCACGGGCAAGTTCGCCCCGCCGCCCCAGCCGAAGCTGCTCAATTGACGCCGGTCTGGTCGACAGCCTGCCGAGACTGGGAAGATCGGATCGTCCAGCGGCGTTCGCTGATACCTTTCGACCCGCTGTTTCCCGACGAGGCGGCTGCCGCCCTGGCAGTGTTCAAGTCGCTGCATATCGTCGATCTGCCGGGCAAGCCGACGTTCGGCGAGGCCTGCGACCAGTGGGTGTTCGACTTCGTGTCGGCCATCTTCGGCGCGTATGACCATCGATCGGCCCGGCGTCTGATCCGTAAGTTCCTCCTGCTGATCAGCAAGAAGAACTCGAAATCGACAATCGCCGCGGGGATCATGATCACGGCACTGATCCGCAACTGGCGGTTCAACGCCGAACTGCTGATCCTCGCGCCGACGATCGAGGTCGCCGGCAACAGCTTCGACCCCGCTGCCGGCATGGTTCGCCATGATCCGGAGCTCGTCGCACTGCTCGATGTCATCGACCATCAGCGGCTGATCAAGCACCGAACCACCGGCGCCGAGCTAAAGATCGTCGCGGCGAACAAGGATGTCGTCAGCGGCACCAAGGCGGCATTCGTTCTGGTCGACGAGCTTTGGCTGTTCGGCAAACGCGCAAACGCCAAGGCGATGCTGCGCGAGGCGACTGGTGGCCTGTCCTCGGCCCGTGAAGGCTTCGTCGTCTACCTGACGACGCATAGCGACGAGGAACCGCGAGGCGTCTTCAAAGACGAACTCGACCATTTTCGCGGCGTCCGCGACGGCACGATCAATGATCCGGCCAGTCTGGGCGTCCTCTACGAATTCCCGCCAGCGATGCTGGATCGGGATGAATACCTCAAGCCCTCGAACTTCTACGTCACCAACCCGAACATGGGCCGATCGGTGCATGAGGATTGGCTCGAGAACGAACTCGCGCAGGAGCAGCGTGGCGCAGGCGAAGGGTTGCAGATCTTCCTCGCGAAGCATCTCAACGTGGAGATCGGCACGCGGCTTAGCCGGGATCGCTGGACCGGCGCCGAGTTTTGGGATGGCGCGATCGACAAGACGCTGTCGGTCGACGAACTGATACGCCGCTGCGAGGTGATCGTGGCCGGCGTTGACGGGGGCGGCCTGGACGATTTGCTCGGGCTTTGCCTGATCGGTCGCGAGAAGGGTTCGAAGCGCTGGCTGGTGTGGTGTCATGCCTGGGCGTGGTCGATCGTGTGGAAGCGCCGTCAGGACATTGCCACCAAGCTCAACGAGCTTGTTGGCGAGGGATCGCTGACCAAGTGCCTGATGCCCGACGACGCCACGATCGACATCGAGCGCGATGATGCCGAGGAAGAACTGACCGAGGATATTCGCGGCGTCGTCGAGATCCTCGTGCAGGTCCGGGACGCCGGTCTCTTCCCGGAGAAAGAGGCCATCGGCCTCGATCCGGTCGGCGTGACCGCGATCGTCGACGAACTGGCGACGAAGGATTTCACCGACGAGCAATTCTCGGCGATCGGACAGGGCTTCAAGCTGTCCAGCGCCGTGAAAGGTTCGGCACGAAAACTCGCAGCGCGGACGATGCGGCACGATGGCTCGGCCATGATGTCGTGGTGTGTCGGCAACGCGAAGATGGAGCCACGCGGCACAAGCGCTGTTGCCATCGTGAAGGCTTCGGCCAGTGCAAAAATCGATCCGCTCGCCGCGATGTTTAACGCGGTGATGCTGATGACCAGAAACCCGGAGGCCGCAGGCGGCTTCGTCTATGAGGAAAGGGGCATGTTGATACTCTGATGCCCAGCCCAGACGATTACCGCAACCGTGCCGGGGGGTTCAATTCCTCCCACGGGCACATGGCGATAGCGCCGGTCACCGGGCGCCCTGCCCCGTCCAATGTGACGGATGGCCGCTTCTTTGGTGACGATACATGGGCGTCCCTCGTCGCGGCCATGCCGATGGAGGCAAACACAGCCGAGACGGCCGCGCGGGTCGCGGCCGTGTTCTTCTGCGTGTCAATCATCGCGGAGGCGGTGGGTAGCCTCGCCCTGGAGTTCAAAGACGACAACGGCACGCGCGACGACTTCCCGCTCGCCAACGTGCTCGCATACGAACCTAACCATCTACAGACCGGCGCCGAATTCTGGGCTGCAATGGCCTTCACCTGCGTGCTGCGCGGCGAGGCGTTCGCGGAACCGACGATCGGCGTCGACGGGCTGGAGATCTGGCCTCTGTCGCCGTTGCGCACGACGGCGAACTGGGGCGAGCGCAGCATGTCGGTGGACTATGCGTCCGAGACCGGCTCGCGCCGCCTGCTCCCGCAGCAACTGTTCTGGTTCACCGGCTTGGCGGATGGGGGGCTGCGGCCGCTCGTGCCGTGGAAGCAGGCCAAAGGCGCGATCGATTTCCAGCTGGCGCTAGAGGTCGGCTCGCGGGCGTTCTTCCGCAACGATCGCCGTCCCTCCGGCATCGTCACGACGGAGCAGAAGCTGACGGATACATCGCGAGACGTGCTGAGAGAGGGCGTTGCTGCTTGGAAGCGCGGTGGAACGCCCGTGTTCGAGCAGGGCGTTAAATACGATGCGGTCGGCAGCAGCAACACGGACGCGCAGCTGGTCGAACTCTTTAAGCAACGGACGCTGGAGATGGGGCGCTACTGGCGCATTCCCCGGTCGATGATTGGCGACGACGGCGGGAATGCTGGGAACAATGAGCAGGACACGCGGTCCTTCGTGAATTGGGCGCTCCGCCCCCTGACCCGCCGCATGGAACAGGCGGTCACGGTCCGGATGATCCCCCCAGATCTCCGCCTTCAGAAAGTGCGTGCTAAGTTCAATCTCGACAGCATGCTGCGCGGCGATGCGGCGACGCAGTGGAAGAACGCTGTGCTGGCGCGCACCGCAGGCATCCTCAGCGTCAACACCATCGGCACGCAGTGGTTCGGCCAGCCGAAGATCAATGAGGCGTGGGCGGACGATCCGCGTGCCGCCCTCAATAGCAACCGCGCGGCCGATACCCTCACGGGCGGTGAAACATCGCCGCAAGACAAGGTGGAATAGACGATGAATCAGTTCATGGCATCGTCGGCCCTTTGGGCGATGCACCCGACCTTTCTCGAAGCCGCGCTGAAGCAGAGCGGCGTCGAGGCCCTGCTCCCGGATGCCCTGCGGGCATTCGCGGGTTCGCTGAGCGGTCAGCAGGCGGCAAAGCCCGCCGATCCGATCCGCGAGGGTTCGACGTTCATCCTGCCGATCACCGGCATGCTCGCGCCGCGCGGCCTCGGCGGGTCGACCTATTACGACACGATCGCCGATCGCGTTCGTGAGGCCGCTGCCGATACCAAGATCGGCGCGATCGTCCTCGCGATCCGTTCGCCTGGCGGTTACGTGTGGGGCTGCGCGGAGGCCGGCAACGCGATTTTCGAGGCCCGGGATGCCAAGCCCGTCATCGCCGTTGCCGATCCTTACTGCTTCTCGGCTGCCTACTGGTTGGCAACGCAGGGTAGTGCGTTCTTCTGTACGCAGTCGGGTGAGGTCGGCTCGGTCGGCGTTCGCTCGGGTCACACGGACATGTCCGGCTTCGAAGACAAGATCGGCATGAAGACGACGCTGATCGCGTCCAGCCCGGACAAGATCGCCGGCAACAGCCACGCACCCCTCGATGACGATCACCGTGCCGACGTTCAGGCCGCAGTCGACGAATCGAACGTCGCGTTCGCCGCTGCCATCGCCCGCGGTCGCGGCATGAAGGCCAGCGATGTCGCAGCCGTGCATGGCACCGGCAAGACGTTCTCGGCGTCACGCGCGCTCGCGAACGGCGCGATCGACGGCATCAGCACGCTTCGCGAGGTCGTCGCAAAGTACAACACCGGCCGCGCCCGCCTGTCGCTGATGCGACGGCAGGCCGCGGCGATGGAGATGGCAGCAGCCATCTAACGAGGTTTCTCCACTCGGGAGGACGGGGCGGCTTCGGCCGCCTTTTTTCATGGGCCAGCGCGCCCGACACAAGGAACAGCCATGATCAATTTGGCAGTGCTCAAGACAGAGGCGCGTGCGGTCGCAAAGCGGCAGCAGGAACGCCTTCAGGCAGCCATCACCGAGAACCGCGATCTCACCGCCGAGGAAGAGGCCGCGGACACCGCAGACGCAACCAAGCTGGCCAGCCTCACGGCGATGATCCAACGCGCCGAGGCGGCAATCCACAATGCGACCGCGATCGGCTCCGATCCAACGGCTACCCCGCCCTCCACCGGCCCTCCGGGTACGGTGCCTGCGCAGCCGCGCGCCCAGCTGGATACAGCCGGCTTCAACAATCTGGCGGAATTTGCCCAGGCAGTTCGTTGCGCCAACCCCGCAGCCGGTCAGAACTTCCGGATGGACGATCGTCTCGCCGCCCCCGGCAACGTCCACATGGAGCAGGGCGACGCGGCGGGCAGCTATCTCGTCCCCGCCGAGTTCCGGCAGCAGATCGTCAATCTCGTGTTCAATGGCGAGAACGATCCCGTCATGGACATGATCGACCCGGATCCGACCGCTTCCAACCGTGTCGTCGGTCTCGGCGATGAGACGACCCCGTGGGGCAATTCGGGTATCGTCGCCGCGTGGCGCTCCGAGGGCGAGCAGATGCTCCCGAGCCGCATGTCGCTGTCGCCGCGTGAGACGAAGCTCAACGAGCTTTATGCCTTCGTTCTCGCGACCGAGGAACTTCTCGAGGATGCTCCGCGCGTCGGTACGCTGCTGACCGCTCATGCTGCGTCCGCCATTCGCTGGAAGGCGGCAGACGCCTTCATGTACGGTGACGGCGTCGAGAAACCGCTTGGGTGGATGGCTTCCCCAGCGACGATCTTGGTTGCCAAGGATCCTAACCAAGTCGCGGCAACCGTCACGGCGAGCAACATCACGCGCATGTTCACTCGCATGATCATGGCGTCGCAGGCCAAGTGGTTGATCAACAGCGATGTGCTGCCGCAGCTGATGGACATGAAGAACAGCGCGGGACTTCCGCTCTGGTTCGGTAATTTCCAGGAGGCCCCTGGCGGTGCGCTGCTCGGCCGGCCTGTCGTTATGACCGAACATAATCGTTCGCTTGGTCAGGCGGGTGACATCCAGTTCGTCAATCCGAACGGATACGAGGCTTTCCGCAAGCAGAACGGCGTCAGCTTCGCGGAGTCGATCCACCTCTACTTCGATTACAACATCCGCGCGTTCCGCTGGGTGTTCCGCATCGGCGGTCAGCCGGTGCTGTCGAAGCCCGTCGCGCCTGCAAACGGCGGGACTACCAAGTCGCACTTCGTGGCAATTGCCGAGCGCGCCTGATCCTCAACACCGGACCCGCGCCCAGCGCGGGACCGGTCGGATCGTCCGGCCGGTAGCTTTGGAGACTGAACAATGCTGGGTAATCTCGACCCATCCGCCCGCGTCGCTATCGCGGGCGTCATTCCGGCGCAGCAGGCTGCGCCCGGCGTGGTCAATTCGGGCTTCGTGGACATGCGCAATTTCTTTGCCGTGCTCGCGTCGCTCAACATCGGCGTGATCGGCGCGGCCGGGACGGTCGATGCCAAGATCGAGCAGGCGACCGATGCGAACGGCACCGGCGTCAAGGCCGTGCCCGGTCTCGCCATCGTGCAGATCGCCAAGACGGGCGGCGACAACCGGCAGGCCGGCATCAACGTCCGGCAGGAGGATCTCGATAAGAACGGAGGCTTCCGGTTCGTCCGGGTGTCCGTGACGGTCGGCGGTGCCGCCACCTTCCTGTCCGCCTCGCTGACCGGCTTCGACGCGCGCTACGGCGCCGGCGGTGCCAACCAGCTCGGCACCACCGCAACCGCGATCAGCTGAGGAGCTAGAACATGATCGAGTTCATCCAGGACTATGTGACGAAGGCGCTCCCGCCCGAGTCCTTCACCGATGGCCAGCAGGTCGAGCGTTCGGCGGAAAGCGAACTGTATTTCGTCCGCCTTGGCGTTGCCGGTTATCTCGTCGACGGCCAGCTGGTCGATCAGGACTATCGGACGATCGTTCGTCAGCCGATCGTCGTCGTCGCAACCACCGACCGGCGCTTCGCGGTCGACACCGGCCGTGGCGGCGAGTTTATCGGCCTCGCGGC